ACTGAGATATTCGGCGTAACCGTGCCATAATACAGCAGCTTGCCGGCACCGCTGCTGGCCGTGCCAACGCCGAAATGCGTAATCGTTGCCGTGCCGCCAGTGCATGCTGGAAACGAAATCGTAGCCGCTGGGCTGACAGAGTTATTTGTCACAGTCCAACCGCTACCGCTGCGTGCAACAGCAACACGAGCATAGCTCGTATACGCAGTCTCATTCGTCGTCTGATCGCCGGCCTCTCCAGGGCTCGAAGTGTGCAAGCTGACGTACAGATTGGTCAGCGGGCTCGACGCAGCATTGTCAGCGATGTTGGCAATCGCGGTAGCGTTGAATATGAGTTTCAACAGGTCTTCTTCAAACGTATTCCCTTTGGCATCGGACATCTGCTAATCCCTCCTGATTGGTCGATCGGTTCCGAAACGAAGATACAAGTTTGCGACGGCTAACAGTGCCTGAATCACGGCTACTGCCTGTGGATTCTGCTGCACGATATCAGTGCCTATCAGTGCCGTCAGCACAGCCACCGCGAGCGTTGCAACATTCAGCCAAATCGTGCGACTCTCTAGCAGTGGCTTGGGATTCATGGCGATTGACAGTCCCAGTATTCCATCCAAGCGGCGTCTTCTATCTGCCGCAAAATATCCAGCTCCGTTTGCGTCGCTTCGCGAGTCTCGGTTGCAGCGATGGCTATCTGGTGCAAGGCCTCGCATTCGGACTGCATCGGATCGTCTGGCTTGAAACGAACATGAACTATAAGTCGATCGATCAATCGCTGAATCGAACGTTGCAATCGTTCATTTGTCGTTGGCTGCGACATAATCGAGTCGTTCCATTACCTTCAGAAGTGCGTGAGTGTATTGCGGATGCTGCGGCTGTGGGCTTTCGACGTGGATAACGTGCCGATCCCTGGCTGGCCAAGCCATATACGCCAGGCACAGTACGCTCAGCACGCTGATCCAGTGCGGCCAGATAATGAATTTTCCGGCACGCATGCAAGCGGCCCATCCGGTCAAGATCGAGAACACGAATCCGCAGATTGCGAGCGACATGCTAAGGTCTCCTGCCGTCATTTTAGCAACTTCCCGGCCAGCATGAGCCCCACCGATATAAGCGCCCCGACTGCTGATGATGCTCCCAAGACGAAGGCTTGCCACAAACGCAACTTGTTGATCTGCTCCCGCAGTTCATTCAACTCGACACGAATGGTTGTGATTTCGTCGGATTCATCGCTGCGAATGTGTAGCTGCTGATCATTGGTCATCCGACGCCCCGGTGTCATATCATGTTGCTTGTCCAAAGGAGCCGCCGGGCCACCGTGAGGATCAGCACGAGCGGCCCAGCGGAGGAGTGATGCCGGTATTGTCACCGCCGGCCCGGATGGTCGTAACGACTACCCAACCACCTCTTGCACTTCGATTGTTGCCAACGCAGCTCGCAACTGAGCCAGCGATTCTTCGGCTGCGGTGTCGGCCTGCGTCAGGTCCGCCGCGGTCTCGGTCTTGACTCGGTTGGCCACCTCAAGGGCCTCGTCAGCTCGCACGTCCGCGCCGTCGGCAGCCTTGAGTGTTTCAATCGCTGACTGAAGCTGCGCGAATGCGGTGTCGACCGGCCCAAAATTTTTCGGTGTACGTGCCATGCAATTCCCCTTAAAGTGTGATGATTGGCTTAATGAGTTCCAGGATCACTGGCAATATTTCCCTCAGCAATGGAATCAGTTTCTGCCAGTCGATTGATTGTGCTGATGCAACTATTCCGTGGAACACTGCCTCGTCGCAGCAGTCTGCTTCGAGTCGTTCGACGACTCGCGGCAGCGAAGTTGCCAGCCGTAGGCGGAACACATCGCGGCGATCGATCTCGCCAGCTTTGTACGATTGCTCGGCTGCGGCGAGCAATGATTCGCGGAATCCGTGCATGTTGTATCACTCCTCTTGTGTGGGCTGGTCGTAATTGTCAGGGACTGTGGTGCTGACGATAGCATAGGAGCCCCCTACGGTAGACTTGATCCGGCTGATGGAATCGTAACGCATGACGTCGTACGAGTCCACGTAAGCCATCACGTTATCCTCTGGAATCCAGCGTACATACGGGATCGCATGTCCTTGGCGGCCAACGCCTACTGAGTAGCCGTGCAGCACCAGGCAGACCGTTTCTTCCCATGATGCGGGGAAAATATATTCCAGTGGCCGGAAATGCTTGGCGGTCTCCTGCCAGCCGCCGGGGAACTGCGAGACCCGCAGCCACGGCCCGCGGCTTTGATTGATGCCCCCGGCTCCGCAAGTGCCGTGCAACGAATGCTGGAACGAATACTGCCGTGGCTGGATCTTGTCTGGCAGGCAGCCGCGGCGGGCAGCGATCGACAGGATTTGCCGCACGCCGGCCCCGCCCCATTGTTGCGGATTCGCCTCGGCGTAAAGGCTCAGGCAGGAAATCCAGACACTGGCCGACGTGGCCGATGTATCGAGTCGCTTGCCGGGAACGGGCGGGCCGAGCGGGATGCGTCGCTGCCTATTCCAGGCAGCCTCGAAGACTGAACGAAATGCGTGAGTCGTGCACTCGTGCGTCGAGTAACCGCCGTTGCCTGCCCCCTGATTCGTATACCGATCGATGTAATCGAGTGGCCAGGTTCGATTCGCGTCGTTCTGGAGGCTGAATCTGGGCCAGTCTCGTGGCTCGATCCACAAGTGGCTCGGAAAGTCGGTAACAACGGAACCCGCATCACGCGCCATCGAGCAGAGCACGTCGCGAGTGTCTCGTTTCTGAATCCACTCTGGATAGCCATCATGCAGAGTCGGCGAGACATCGATTAGCCTGGGGTCGATCATCGAATAACCTTCATTCCCTCTTTGCGACGTACTGCCGCTAGTTCGCTGGAATAGCCCCGCTTATCTTGGTCTGGACAACCGCGATATGCACGGTTCATGCAACATGCTGAATATGCACCAGTATTTCGCGATCCAGATAAGGTCGCACCGCGATGCTGGTACAATCCTAGAGCCAGGCATGTGCAGCCGATGCAGTCGCTGTTGCAGACGGAATACGTCGCCTTGTCACCCCTGACTTTAATTGCCGTCACTTCGCGGACTCCAGTACCTCGGCTTCGGTTTGAGGATTCCGCAGAGTTCGCAGCACAGCTAGGTTGCTCTGCACGACGAGCGCCGGCAGACCTATGCCTTTGGCCGCGGCGAGTGGGACGGCGTATTGAGCTGGCACAGAACCCGATCCATCAATCGTGCCTTGCTCGAATTCAGTTGCCACGATTCCCATTGCGTTGAGTTTGATAAGCGCTACCGCAACACCGCGAGGAATTGCGGTAGAGTCTTTCTCAAAAACATAAGTCACCCTGGTGACTCTATCCGTTGGGACTGGAGTAGGCCCGGGTCCAGGTCCCGGCGGCACGACCACTGGCGGCAGTGATACCTGGCCAATCGTGATGCGAGTGACGTGTGACGACTGAGCAAGCGTGAACTTGCGAGACTCCCAGTCCACGGAAATCGTGGTGATGTCCTGGGTCAGTGTGTACTGGCCTGGTGGTCCCGTTACGTAGACACGCTCACCAGCCTGTACGACGTCCAGCGTGGCTGGATGTGCTTTCCACGACGAGACAGACTGCGTGGCGGCCGTCTGCGCTGGTGCCTGGGAGTTGACTTGCCCGATCCTGTATTGATCGAGCTTTAGATCGTCGTCTGCCAATGAGCCTGCTGTCAGCAAGACAGCTAGAACGCCTGAAAAGAATCGCACTCCTCGCATACGCTCCTCCTTGGGAGCGTATGATAGCACTCCTAGCCGAACAAACTCAACTGTTTATCCTGTTTTTCGACCAGGCAGTGCGGCGAAGCCCACAGCCGCTCCCGGTCCTGCTGGCTGGTGCCATCGATGTTGCCGTAGCCGCCGCTTAGGAATCCTTCGGCAAACCATTCGTGTTCTGTCCAGCCGTGTGCGACCAGCTCGGCGTGCTCAACGTCAAAGCCAGCCAGCACGATGCGATACTGCGGATCGTCGCCGTTTTTCACGCACCAGTCGCGGACCTTCGCCGCCACATCGCCGCAGTCGCAGCCGTCCGAGTACAGACCGGACGAGCGAACGTCATTGGCGTAGGGCGGGTCAAGGAATATCCCGGCCGCCCCAGCGTCTTGCCGAACCGGAAGCGTCTTGGCTGCACCGCTGGTGCAGACTCGCGACCAGTCGCCGTTGACGATTCGCACATGCCGTAGCCGGGCCGACAGCCACGAGAACCAGCGGAGCAGCTCAGGCATCGTGACCGGGTGGAATTCCTGGTCCGGTGCCCATCCGTCGCCGCCGTCCTCGTGTTGATCCTGCGTTACGCCGGGCTCACGCGTGCCAGCGTGGTTCACGCCCATGCCGTTGCCGCTCAGGTGCGGACGGCTGCGGAAGACGCCGGGCTCACGCGTGCCAGAGTTGTTCACGCCCATGCCGTCGGTGCTCAGGTGCGGCCTGTCGCGGCTGACGCCGGGCTCACGCGTGCCGCCGCGCTCCTGCTTGACGATCCGCCCCGTGACCGGATCTGCAATCCACGGTCCTTTGATTGCACCAATTTGGCAGCACACACCGTACAGCCACCAGCCCGCCACTAGAGGGTCACACCACAGCGGGTCGCCCATCAGGTGCTCCAGGTCGTGATCTCGTTTCCAACGCAGGCAGGCGAGTTGTCGGGCGATTTTATCCGCCTCGGATACTGGCCAACTCGCTGCGTCAGCGGTCGCCTCGGGCTGCATTTTGATCGCTCGCCAGGCGTTGACCAAGAAGCCGTCAAGGTCGTTGATCGTCTCGCTGAAATACGATCGGTTGCACGGGTGAGGGCGCTCTAGCAGCACGCCCAGCGCCCCGGCGAACGGCTCGACGTAATGCGGCACGTCGCCCAGCAGCGACCAGACAAGCGGCGCGGCTTTGCTCTTGCCGCCAAACCACGGGAATGGTGCTTTGTTGTAGCGGACTAATGTCATCTCGCCGGCCTTTCGCAGTCTTTTTCGCACCACCATTCGCGACGCACTACATCTGATCCACGCGTCTCGATGTCCACGAAACACCATTCCCGCGGCACGTCGTGGTCGGACATGTCTGAACGTATCTCAGTGCAGATTACGCGACCTCGTAAACCGCCGCAGTAACGATTGATGACTAAATCGCCAGGCTGCATCAGTCGGTACTCCTCATCAGGTTGTTGATCTGCCGTACTACACGATCGGAAAACTCACGGTACCAGTTGGATGTTTGCGTGTCGGGCTTCGTTTCGCGAATGATGAGTAGGGCCTGAATGGCTAGTTCGAGCTGTGAACTCAGAGTATTGACACTGCGCCGCAGTGCTCGCAGTTCTGCATTGTCTTGTTGCTCTGTCATTTGTTGCTTGCTCCAGAGGCCAAGTTTTCTGCGGCAATACATGTTCACGGTCATGCCGTTCTGCCTGGCGTGCCGCTTGAGACACTCGCGTTCGTCACTCGTCATGCGGACCGTGACTAGCTTGTGATGATTACGAGTCATGCTTCATCATCCAGTTCAGTGAAATTGTCAGCATCGCCGAACGTGTTGAACCACAACGATTGCTTGACCATTTCCAGCCGACCCAAGACTTCGAGGATCGTCAGGTTGCGTGTTTCGGACCACTGATGAAGCAGGCCAATCAGTTCGTTGACTTCCTGACGCTCTGATTCGGTCATGTTTTGGTTCGTCATGCTTGATCCTTTCCGCGGAACATTCGCCACTCACGCATCAGATTTCGTTCGTGTTCGCCAAGACGTTTGAGCGATTCGATTACGCGGTTAGCAGGTAGGCCAGTCAGTCTGGCAATTTTCCAAACTCGCAAGCCATCGCGACGTAAGCTCTCGATGCGTCGATCAGTGTGGTGTTTGCTCATACTTGCTTGACCTCGATCACCACTCCAGGTGGGTCGTCGTACATTTTCTCCAGATGCTCGATCACGATCTGTGAGTCGTCGTGCCACAGCACGCCAGTCAACGCGTCCTCGACGGCCCGCGACAGCTTCAGCACGTCTGGCCTGCAGATAGGTGACCGCGGTGCATTATCACGCAGTTCGCCATTGCTGCGGAAATGCGACTTGGGGCGTCGCATTCCGAAGACGAGCCGCAGTTCGAGCGGTCCGTCAAGCAGCGGTCGTCCGTGGTGCAGGATGACCGTGGCCGCCACAACGTGCTTCCACCAACGTGAGCCCTTACAGGCATCCACGACGACATGCTTGCGACGGCCGGAGCGATCGGGGAACGCCTGCTTGCTCCCAGCGGGCTGTGGCTGGCCTTCCACAAAGCAGCTGATGTTCATTCGCACACCTTTTCTCTGGCATTCTCGCACCTGAACAAGCGTGCATTCTTCCGAATCCATTCGACGGCCTCGCGTTCGCGTGTCGGCGAGACCTCGGCAGCCAAGTGAAGTTCGTAGATCCGCTGGCACTCAGGGCAGCGGGGCCCGCATAGATAGCGACCGGCGTGGCCGCCGCGTGGTGGCTCGCAATAGACGCAAGTCAGATTACCCATTTTGACATCACTCGTTGGCGATTCGTCACAAACGTCAAATGGTCCTATATAGAGAGAAGAAAAACAACCAATATATGTATGTATGTATGATGATGATGTATGTAATGATGTTAATATCTAAGTCCTTATCCAGCAACGATTTCTTTCGTCAAAGTTTCGTCAAACGTCAATGACGTATGTAAATGCTACCGTCAACCTGCACTATCTTTCGTCACCCATTTGTCACGTCGTTTTTTTGACGGATGTTTTACGGGAAATCAGCGTTTTCGGCCGGCCTTTGGTGATGATTTGCTCGCATACCAGCACGCCGTTTCCGATCATATCGCGGACGATCTCATCGCGTTCCCGAGCCCGCAGCCATTGGGTGCGGCGGCTCAGCTGATTGCTCGTCACCTTGCCGCTGCCAATGATCGCCAGGATTCGCTTAGCCTTGGCTTCCTGCTCGTTCTCGGCTACGTGGTCCGTGCAAGCCGCCAGGATGCGGCGTGTCATCCAGTTTGCCGCTTTGATGCCCCATTCCACGTCGACCAGTTCCACGTATTCTGGAAGCGTTCTGGCGCGTGAGCAGGCATGGATCAATGCCAACTTGGCGGCCTTCTCCCCGGATCTGCTCCACAGGGCCGCACGCAGCTTACTTTCCATCCTGCGCCGCGTGTTGATACCGCGGACATGCTCGGTAAATCGCTGATCCGCTTCATCGCTGTGGCGGATTACGTGTGGTGTCGGGTGGTCCTCGTTCAGATTGCCGCCGCCTGGCCTGTACTCGCACCACCAACGGGTGGCATCGATCAGCCGCTGCGGCATCGGATCGAGTACCGGCTTTTGCATGTCAATCGAATAACCTCGGCCCTCCAGGACCATTAGCCGGCCGACTAGGCCCTCGGCAATGTTCTCGGTGCTCAGGTTCCGCCAGAATGAATCCGGCGTAGCTGTCCCGTACACGCACAGGTGTGGCTGGTCGATCGTCTTGACCTTTTTGCTGTCCGCGTACGCGTCCGCTTTCCAAAGCGTTCCAGAGCTGGAGTACAGCTGCATCAGTACCGTGATGCAGTTGTACAAGTGCGGCGCCTTACGCGGGTCCCGCATCGTCGCCAGCAGGCGACCGATTTCGTCCAGTTGCATCAGGATCGCCGGCGTCTCGTGAACGGCATTGACAATTCCAGCATGACTGCCAACGCGTTCGCTGCCGTGCATTCGCTCGGCTCCAGCACGCACCAGCAGTTCTTTGTTTACCTGCCGGGCGTGCTCTTTACCGGTTCCAGTTTCGTCGAGCCCCAACACGTAGACGTTGGTACGGGTTCCGTATTCGTCCGTCACTCGCCGACCGGTGATAGTCCCCATCAAGCAGATTGCCGCTGCCAAGGCTAGTTCATGTTGCGGATAGCGTGACGTACGTAGGCAGTGATCGATGATTTCTCCAATCAGTCCAGGCGGATGTAGGCATTGTTCTGGAAACTTCCCTATAGGTTGCGCATCATCTTCGGATTCTTCATCCTCGTCGTCATCGTCGCCAGTGCTTTGTACGATCCCCGCCAGGTCGACCGCAGGCCCCGTCTCGCTGCCATACCCTTCGGCCCGCAGGGCCGCCGCTGCCGCCGAGTAATCGCCGCCATGCTCGAGTGCGGCGTACAAGCCGAATGGTCCGTAACAGCGTTGGCTATCGAGGCATGTCGAACTGGTGAAGACGTAGAACTGTTGGAAGTCTTTGAGCGTGGCGGACGTCCCCCAGGCCTTCCCCGGTCGCCGCCAGTGTTCGTTGTCGCCCGACATGTGCAGCGGCGTCCAGCCGTGCTTGACCAGCAGCGAGCGGACATCTCCACGCTCGTCGTAGTCGGTGCCTGGCGAGCAGTCCGTCGCTGTACCAGCTCGTGGTTTGCCGTTGCTCGGCACGGTCGGCGTCTCGCCGAGCTGCGTGACGACCGCGAACCACAAGCCGTACACCGCGTCCATCAGCTCGCGGCCGTCGACCTCGGCCGGCTCGCCGTCGAGCACGTCGTACACATCGCCGCTGGGATGCACAGACGGACCGACAACAACCTGATTGCCTTCCCCGAGGATCTCGACGACGGTTTCCTTGCTGGACGGCAGCTTATGCTTGGCGTTCTTGATTTCGCCCGTGACGCGGTAGAACCAGTGCGAGCGTGGATTGCCTGGTCGGCCAGCAACAAGACCAGTCGATGGCAGGTACTGCTCGGCCAGTTCGCGGGCCGCCGGATGGTCCAGGTCGACGCACCACAGATTGGACGCCCGACCAAGGATGATCCCGACGTTTCCGCCATCCAGGTCGGCGGGGTTCGTGATTCGCAGCTTAGGCCAGTTGCGAATCGTCGGCCCTTTGGAATTGGCTGGGATCGGCACCAGCCACCAGCCACAGGCGAGGTATCGTGATGCTACGTCCATAGCGTCCTGAATTTATCGCACATGTCAGCGTAGTCATAATTGTGTGCGTTGAAATTCCGGCTGATGTCTGCCATGTCGTGGCAAAATCCACTGCAACACGCCATTAGATGTTCGTCTAATTCTTTACCATCCAGTTTGTCGTATGTATTATGATGCACGTGGATAGTGTGCCTTTCATTGTGAACCTTTCCGCACATTTCGCACACCCACCCTGCATCTGTGCGGCAGCATTCATCAAGATATCGTTGACTTCGATTGCGCCATGACGCAGATTTGATATACCTCTTGTAAGCTTCCGGAACCTTTCTTAGGTTATCGGCGATTGTAGCTGCGCGATCAATAAAGCCTTCTCGTCCTTCAGCGAATCCAGTGTCTTTCCTATTAGCGTCACGCTGCGCTTTTGACAAAGACACATCTTCGTAAGTGTTGCACGCCAATATGCCGTCCTTATCGAGACGGATGCATAGTCTCTTGATTTCGTCGTGTGTCAATTGCACCCCGGAAGAATTTGTGATGTAGCACTGAACCTGTTCCCAAATTGTTCGATGTGCAATAAACACGTCTTTTGCGCATGGTTTTTTTGTAGGATATCCACATTCTTCGCGACCTCCACGACAATACCACCACTTGAGGAATAACTGTTTATGTTTGTCCATTACTAGACCTCCAATAATTTCCACGCAAGTTGAACCACTCCTGGAACTTGGCCATTCCCAATGGCAGCAAGTCTGTCCATCCCATCGGCCACCCCATGCAGCATTCTGCGTTTTTCGGTGTAGGTTGCTTCTTGTGGAAGATCATCCAAAGCGGCCAAGGGGCTGAACCGGTCACGCCACTCTTTGCCATTTTCCGGAGGCTTTCTCCACGATGCGTTACGCGATCCATAGGGCATTCTTTGTCTAACACCATTGTCTTGGTTGGTGTAGGCATATATCCAGATACGTTGTCTGATATGAGGGAATCCGGCGTCTGCCGCCGAAACAATTCCCCATCGAGCATCAAACCCCATTTCGGCAAGATCAGTGAGTACAACGGCAAGACCTCGCTGAATAAGCATCGGTGAGTTTTCCACGAAGACGTAACGCGGTCGTACTTCCGAAACAATGCGTGCCATTTCGTTCCACAGTCCGCTTCGGCTGCCGTTGATTCCTCGTCCTCTGCCTGCAATTGATATGTCCTGGCACGGGAAACCTCCGCAGACGCAATCGACCAATCCATGCCAGGGACGGCCGTCGAATGTGCGGATGTCGTCCCAGATAGGGAATCGAGGCAGTAGTCCGTCTCGCTGTCTTTGTAGCAGCACTCGTCGACAGTAGCTGTCAATCTCGACAGCACAGACGCAGGTATGCCCGAGAAGGATTCCGCCGAGGATTCCTCCCCCTGCTCCAGCAAAAAGATGTAGCTCACGCATTCATCCTTGCCCTACAAAAAGAAACCCCGCCCCAAGTTGGACCCGGGGGCGGGGCAGAAGCGGAACAGCAGCCGCATTCGTCGTGGTGTAGTAAGCGGTCATGATTGCTGTTCCTTCAGGCGGGGTCCAGTCGCCAACGAGCAGTTTACTTGATTTTGTCCCGCAGCTCCAGCAGCCGGCCAAGTTCTTGTGCTTCTCGCAACACTGCATTTTGTGCGATCACGATTAGCCGTTCCACATCGGCTATCGTGGCACGTCGCAACTCGCAACAGTCGCGAAAGCCATACAGCCATTTACCATTTTTGTAACGAGGATTGTGTTCAGCGACGAACACATGGCAACCACGGGTAATCTCCTTTTGATCAGGTTGCAAATCCTGCGGCATGGCAACAACGTCGCCTTTAATCCAGCCTGGTGTCAAAACGGCACATCCTCCTCGCTCGTCTCCCAGGGCACGCTTTCGGCTGCCGTCTCGCTCCACGATTCCGGCAGCTCTCCATCCATCACGCGCCGCGTGATCCGGTAGAACTTGCCATCGCGGATCGCTTCGATTTGTGCCGGCAGCAGCACCGCGCCGCGCTGCCATAGGTTGATCGCTTCCTCGATCGTCACCGGCATCGGTGCCTTGCTGTGTCCACGCCACCAGATGCACGCTTTGCGGTAGGCGTAGCCGGGCGTATGCTCGATGCAGATCCACTCGCTGATCGTCTGTTCGGAAATGTTGCCGCCTCCGTCCAGCGGCTGACACACGTAGTCGATTCGCAGCGTGTCGCTGTCGCCTGGCTGCGCATTACGTTTGCGATGCCGCGACAGTGACACGTCCACGACCTCCCACAGTTCCGGCTTGGCCAGCACTTCGCTTTGCATGTCGGCCTGCTCGCCGTGTTTCGGCTCGCGTTTGATCGGCGGAAATGTGAATCCGCAAGCACACTCCTTCGCGGACAGTGCCACCAGTTCGCCACAGTTAGGACAGGTCCGCGTCGGCTCGTCTCCGGTACCAGACTTTTGCGAATCGCGACCGTAGTCGATCGCATCGATTGGGCCGTGCCGGCGAATGTTCTCACCGAAGTCTAGGATGAGGCAGTCACGCTTGTCTGCGTGCATCCGCAGACCGCGCCCGCACATCTGCGCGAACAGCCCAGGCGACATCGTGGCCCGCAGGATCGCAATCGAGTCAATGCACGGTGCGTCGAATCCTGTGGTCAGTACGTCCACGTTGCACAGGTATCGCAGTTGCTGTTGGCGGAATGCCGACAGCGTCGCATCCCGTTCGATGCTCAACGTCTCGCCGGTCACCAGGCCGCAGCGTTCGCCGCTCATCCGCTCGATGGCCTGCGCTACGTGGCCAGAGTGCTCTACACCAGAACAGAACACGAGCACGCTGCGGCGATCACGAGTGCATCGCACGATCTCGCTGGCACACGCCTGCACCAGCGGTCCGCCATCGAACAGTCGCTCGACTTCGCCGGCGATGAACTCGCCGCCGCGGACGTGCAGTCCCGAGGTATCTGCCGAGGCATCGCCGACCTTGTTTGTCACCGGGCAAAGGAAACCATCCGTAATCAACCGCTGAATGCCAGCCTCGTAGCAAATCTGCTGGAATAAGCCATCGGCTCGGCACAACGCACCTTCGCCTGTTCGGAACGGCGTGGCCGTCAGGCCCACCATTCGCAACCGCGGATTGATCGACCGCAGGTCATTCAGAAAAGTACGGTACATACCCTCGCCGTCTCGTGGCACTAGATGCACTTCGTCGACCAACACCAGATGGCGTTCGCCGAATTCTTGTGCCCGGCGGAACACCGACTGGATGCCAGCCACCACCACGTCCGTGCCCGTCTTACGGCTCTTGAGGCCAGCCGAATAGATCCCCAGGCTGACGCTCCACGGCAGCAGCCTGGCGATCTTGTCGGCGTTCTGATCGAGCAGTTCCTTGCGGTGCGCCAGCACCATCACGCGGCCCTGGTACTGCTGGATCGCCGCGCGGCATAGCTCAGCGATCACCAGCGACTTGCCGGCACCGGTCGGCAGGACAATCACAGGATTGCCTGCCGACGAGCACAGCGCCGACCAGGCCGCGTCACAGGCTTCGCGTTGGTACCAACGTAGATTCATCATGTGTTTGCATTTAAGAAACACGGCCTGCGGCATCCGTGCGGTTTTCCATGTCGCAGGCCGTCGGATCCTAGTCGCAAGGCATCCCTTCAGCGAATCACCATGGTGTCTTATTTGCTTCGGCGCCACTGGAAGCCGGATATGCCACAGTTGTAGCTGTGCCAACCGACGTTTGCGGTCCAGCCTGTCGCGGCTTGTAGCCGGCGACTCGGTTCTGGTCGCCGTATTCGTCGGATTTTTCCACCTTGAGCTTGATGCGAAGTGGCTTGCCGTGTAGCTCCGATGTGTCCTTCGGCGTCAGCACGCCGACAGCGCGACAGATTGAAGACAGCGTGCCGCGGGCGATCTGCACTGCTTTGTCGTTCGGATTCCAGAGGTTCAGATTGTCGAACAAAACGCGGTTCTGATACGAGCCGTTGAGGATCTGAAGCTGCAACTTAATGTAGCGACCGTCTCCCTTGGCCGTCGTCTTGACCTCGCTATTGACGATCACGGCGTCGTACTCGCCAGCCGGAAGAACGTCAAAATTGTTCGGTTCGACCGCCTGCGCATCAAAACCCAATCCACTGATGTCAGCCATTTGTGTTGCTCCTGTTTTTTGAAATGTAAGCCCACTCGTCGTATGTTAATGCGCACAAGATGTGACCTGGTCCGCCGATGTCTTGCGCACGTAGGATTGCCCCGTCAATTGTTGCTAAGCATAACGTGATCCGAATGAGGTTCGCCACGCTGAGGTTCGCCCCGCTGAGGTTCGCGTCGCGGAGGTTCGCCCCGCTGAGGTTCGCCCAGCTGAGGTTCGCGTCGCGGAGGTCCGCGCCGCGGAGGTTCGCGCAGCGGAGGTCCGCGCCGCTGAGGTCCGCCCGGCTGAGGTCCGCCACGCGGAGGTCCGCGCCGCTGAGGTTCGCGCCGCTGAGGTTCGCACCGCGGAGGTCCGCCTCGCTGAGGTCCGCGCCGCTGAGGTTCGCCCGGCTGATGTCCGCCAGGCTGATGTCCGCCAGGCTGAGGTTCGCCTCGCGGAGGTTCGCACCGCGGAGGTCCGCCTCGCGGAGGTTCGCTCGTCGTGGATCGTCATTTGGCATTCCAGCCGCGATCCATTCGGCGTGCTTCGTTAGAATTTCTCGCAAGTTATCCATTTTTTTCACTCCTGCCTTTGCTGCTGCCTCGCACTACCACACCGTCGATATCGCCTTGCTTCGCCTGCGGCAGATACTTGGCAAATTCATCCCAATCCATCGGCAGTTCTGGCGGCAGACGCAAGCGATTCTTTGCGGCAGCTGCGGCCGTTTCAGTGGTTCTGATGAATCGCTCGCCACTGCCGACCGCGATCTTACGTTCGGCGCCGAAACCGAGATTTTCCGATCGCGTGAACACGCGAAAGCTCGCAAAGAGAACCTCGTCACACCACTCTTGCAGCGTGCCGCAGCTCGACTTGTGCAGGTCTAGATCGTAGCGGTCGTACGCGTCCGTCTCTGGGTTTTCAAATCGTACGACTTTGGCATGCGCGAGTAGGATCACCATCATGCCCCGCTGGATGCGCAGCGTATCGAGACCCTTGAGCAAGAAGGACCACTTATCACGCGCGGCCTCGTAGCCTTTCCCGTAACCGATGTCTGATATATTCCCTTTCGATGCCTCACGAGCCACAACGCTGTGGATCAGATGCTCTAGCCAGTCCACCGTGTCTATGACGACGGTCTTGTATTCGTGCGGATTCTGGATGAGCCAGCTGATCGCATCAACGAGCTGGCCAAAGTCTTGCAGATGCTCGCTGCGAGCCACGTCGAGGTCATTGATCCCGTTCTCGATGTCGAGGAATATCGGACTGGGCGAGGATGCCGCCCAGGTAGACTTCCCTATCCCATGCTGACCGTAGAGGAGAATCCTCCTCGGCGCCTGCACAATACCATGCGTGATCTTCACTTGTTTCACTCCTCATTGGTTCGGCGGTCCAGTATCCACGTTGACCGTGGAAGACTGGATAGCCGTATGCGTCGTATCGATCCATATTGTCACTGTTTTCTCCGCCTGCCCTCGATCAGCGCTGCCTCGTCGTCTGTAAGTGCATACAGAATGTGCCCTGGTCCGCCGATGTCTTGCTCATTTAGGATTGCCCCGTCAATTGTTGCTAAGCATAACGTGATCCGGCTGAGGTCCGCCACGCTGAGGTCCGCGCCGCTGATGTTCGCACCGCGGAGGTCCGCCTCGCTGAGGTCCGCGCCGCGGAGGTTCGTCTCGCGGAGGTTCGCGCCGCGGAGATCCGCCCGGCTGAGGCTCGCCCGGCTGAGGTTCGCACCGCGGAGGTTCGCCTCGCTGAGGTCCGCCCCTCTGATGTTCGCCCCGCTGAGGTCCGCGCCGCTGAGGTACGCGCCGCTGAGGTTCGCCCGGCTGATGTCCGCCAGGCTGATGTCCGCCGGGCTGAGGTTCGCACCGCGGAGGTTCGCCCGGCTGAGGTCCGCGCCGCTGAGGTCCGCGCCGCTGAGGTTCGTCTCGCTGAG